GGAAAAAAAGTAACGGCAAAGAGGGATATGAAGAATATCACCCAAAGCGTTTTAAAAACCATGATGAGGTCAAAGCAAACATTGCTTCCGAGATAAAATCTCAATCAAAGCAACGTAGAGAATCTGCCGAGCAAGTTGATGAGATTAGTAGAGGTCTTGCGACTAGGTATGTGAGTAAGGCGCGATCAGATATAAAAAACCAAGACAAAAAAATGGATGACGTATTAGCGACAAAGAGATCAAAGCAAGGACTTGCTAAGTTCGATAAAGCTGCAAGAAAACAAGACAATCGCTTCAAGGGCATAAGTCGTGCGCTTCCTAAAATGCGCGAAGATGTCGAGCAAGTTGATGAAATCTCTGATAAGTTAGTTAAGAGTTATCGTGCCAAAGCGGTGCAAAATCTTGACAATCGCCTAGACAAAACAACAAGAAAAGGCAATGTCTCTTCACGACAGTTACCTGCTGGTCGAAACAAGTTGGCAAAGAGTATTACAAAAACCAAATCCAATCTCAATAAGGCGAAAACCAGTGTATTTGGTCGCGACAAGAAAGTTGCCAAAGCACAAGCGTCACGCGATGCAGCAAAGTCTTCTTTTAAAGATCGTAAAGATAACGAACGTAAAATTAGCAACAGGGATCGTGGTATCGCGAGAACAGACCGTAAAGCAGATGCTGCGGATAAGAAGAAACCTGGAAGTGCAGCAAAGCGCGGTCTGCGTGGATTTTCTGGATACGGAGAATCTGTCGATCAGGTTGATGAGAAGATGGATCGCGAAACTAAGAGGGATGTAAAAACTCTTATACGCTTGGGCGACAAACCTAGACTTGCTATCAAGACTGCCAAAGATAATATGTCACAGGGTCGTTCGCGACTATATACTCCGAAGAAACAAAAAGATGCATATCGAAAAGCATACGAGTCTGTCGAGCAGTTTGATGAGAACCAAGACATCAAAGCAACTGCGCCAAAAGCAAAAGCAACAAAGGTTGGGCAACGGGCGACAACACCTTCAGATATGGGTCGTAAATATCCTGACAACAAATGGGTTGTTAAAAAGAACACTGGCACAAGCAAAGCATACCGTCCATTGGAATGGGTGCTTGAATCTGTCGAGCAAGTTGATGAGTTGACCCAACGCGAAAAGGAAATGATCGCAGACCGTAAAGCGAAGCGAGATACTAAGGCGGGACGTAAGGATAAGAAGACTCGCTTGATACCTAAGACTACAACTTATGTTCGCCCATCAAAGGGTGAAGATGACCACATCGTAATGCAGTTGCGTAAGGCGCAAGACTCTGCAAACTTTGGAAACGGTGAGTTTGATATCAGGGTATCTCCAGTCAAGGGCGCAGCGACTGTCCAACTGAAGAAACCTCAGATAGATAAACTGCTTAACGTCTATGACAAACTTGAGAAACCAGACCAGAAGCGCAAGTATCGCATTACTCTTTTGAAGACTTTGCGTTCTATGCAGCAGAAAGGAAAGTAATGCAGTCTACTTTGATAATGTTGTTTGTTGGTCTTTTGGGATTTGGGACAGTGGTCGCTGGTGGGTATTTTTATTACACGACCACTCAGACCACTATTAGTGAACTGAAAGAAAGTAATGTCGTCCTCCGTATTGCTTCTGAAGATAACCAAAAAGCAATGGAGGGTATGAAAGAGGATTATCGAAAGACTCAAGTCCTATCTGCTGAACTTGAAGTAGAACTTCAACAGTCGGAAGAAAGAAGGAACGAGTTAGGAGATTTGCTTCAGCGTCATAACCTTACTAGACTGACGTTGAAGAAACCTGGATTAATAGAGAATAGAATAAATGATGGCACTAAGAAAACCTTTAATGATATTGAGTCTATTACTAACAGGTAGTCTAATCGGTTGCTCGTCAACCCCTGAGATAGTAACAAGGACGATAATAAAAACACAGGAGATTCCTTTAAGGACTGCTCCTCGACCTATCAAACTAAATGATGTTAGATGGTATGCTATCACATCTGATAATGTTGAAGAATTTCTTCTCGAATACGAGAGGAAGAATGGCGCAGTTGCTGTTATTGCTACGTCAGTAATAGGGTATGAAAACCTATCGTTGAATCTTTCTGAGATAAAACGTTACATAGAACAGCAACAAGCGATTATTGATTACTACGAAAGTCAAGTGGCGATGAATAATGATATAAATAAAACAACTAAAGAAGAAAACTCGGAGTAATTATTGTGGACTTAGAATCAATCAAATCAATATGGGAATCTTGGAAAGAAGTCCAAGAGAAAAAACTTGACCCAGTAGGTCAGGCAGATGGCGACATCGACAACGATGGTGATGAGGATTCGTCTGACGAGTATCTTGCCAACCGTAGAAAGAAAGTAGGCAAAGAGATTGCCAAGGATAACGTCAAGGAAGAAGACGATAAAGACGAAGATGATTCTGACGAAGATGATTCTGACGATGACGAGAAAAAATCTAAGAAACCTAAGAAGGGTGTCAATCCATTCGCCAAGAAGAAAGACGATGAAGACGATGAAGACGAAGATGATGTGGACGAGTCTGCTGAAATGCCTGAGTGGTTAGAAGTCATCGGTGAGAAACTGAAGGCGATGGAAGAGAGCGATGATCCTGTAGCGGATGAAGAAGAAGCATACAAGGATGACAAGAAACCTAACAAGGGTATGAAGAAAGGCGACAAGAAAGACGATGAAGAAGAGTCTGACAATGGCGAACCCACAACTGAGAAGATGTGTGGTATGCGTAAGGAAGACTTTGCATCAGAAGCAGACTGGAGAGTATCTAGTATGCGTGAAGCACTTGCCGTGATGGAAGCAAACAAGCAGACTCAAGGCGCAACCAAAAGCGAACCTTATGATTCTACTGCTTCAGTAGGGGAAAAGAATTTCGTTGCGATGCATAAGAAATCTAATCCCGATCTTGAAGACTTGGAAGACAACAAAGCAGTTCTTCCTACTGGTGTTAAAAGTCAGTCTCCAAGCAGACGAGGCACTGACAACCTTGATAATGGCGATGGCAAAAAACCTAAGAAGTAGGTCTATGCTGTGTTGAGAGAAAGTGTGGTTGTAATGACCGCACTTTCTTTGTCTGTAGTTCCCCATTTATTCCTTATAAGTAATAAGAAGAGAAAGGGAATATGAATGGAACTATTTGAAGAATTAACTGAAGAAAACTTTTTATTATATGCTGCGAGACATTATCATAGTCCCCGTTGCATTAATGCTGAAGAGTTTTATGATGACCTACACCGTTTTAAATATATAAAGCGTCTAGTGAACAGGTATAATAGGGGCGGTGACTTAGCAGAGAGGTTGGTGTTAAATCACATCACAATCCTTCTCAATGTTTTTGGTCACGAACCTTGTCTAAATATGCTTGAGTTTAAGATAGGGATGAGCGACTTCTCTATCATAAAACCCTTTCTAGTTTTCAAACATGCGATAAGGGAAGACCAATACACAAATGTATCTATGGACAAATCTGTCATAGAAAAACTTAGGAACATCTAATGGGAATACTAACACGCGCAGGAGACTTAGTCTACACCTTACGCTTCTTACGTTTACTCACAACACCTTGGATAGAGACTGGTGCTTATAAGGCAGGAATAATAGACGAGAACGGTAAGAAGATTAAAAAACCTGCCACCACTGAAGAGAAGAGCGTCTACAATACATTCCACCGTTTGGTTTTTAGTATCAAGCGACTAGTCAACAAAGTCCCTGGTGGCAAGAGTAAGTTTGGTTCCTATGCTGCTGCGCTTCTGCTCATAAAAGAAAAACTGGAACTTACAGATAGAGGCATAGAGAAGATCGTTGAGGCATGTGGCATTGACCCACTCGACATCTTATCAGAAAGTAGTCAATGGTTTATTCTTCCAGATGGCAGTATGTCTCCTGGGGTCTATCGTATGACTGAAAGTGGGAAGATGATAAACTCAACTTGCGAAGAGATGTGCAAGAAAGATGACAAGGTGCGCGTCCACGAAGATTCATTCCCAATAGAAAATATTTGTGGACTTGACATATTTGAAGTCACCCACATGCCAACTAACCAAAAAATCTACATCACATCTGGAGAACTACTAAAGTGAAAGACTTCAAGAAAGTACGAGAAGAGATTGCTGGTAACAACACGGGCAACGTTGCGTTCCCGCCTACCGCGATGAATATGAAGAATCGTAAAAGTCAGGTTCTTACTCGTCATTACATCGAAGTCAATGGCAAGAGGAAAAAACTTATCAAGGGTGGAAAAACCCCAAGTGCAGGTGACATAGATAACTCACCCCTTTAATATTTCTTAATCATTCTACACAGGCGAACTGAACAATGGCACGACAAGAATACATGGGTATTCAAATAGACCTATCGCGAGATGAACTATTTGACAAACTAGGAATCCAGAGACTCAAAGAAAGTTACATGCGCGAAGACGAAGAGTCTCCGCAGCATCGTTTCGCCTATGTCTCAAAAACATTCTCCTCCAACCCAGAGCATGCACAGAGACTCTACGAGTATGCCTCTAAGCACTGGTTGTCTTACTCCACCCCCATACTTGCTTATGGTAGGGTTCAAAAGGGCATGCCAATCTCTTGCTTCCTAAACTACATTGACGATACCGCAGAGGGATTAGTTCAAAATCTTTCTGAGACTAACTGGTTGTCTATGCTTGGTGGCGGTGTTGGTATTGGTTTTGGTATTCGTGCATCCGATGAAAAGTCAGTTGGCGTAATGCCACACCTAAAGACTTACGATGCATCTTGTCTCGCATATCGTCAGGGTAAAACTCGCAGGGGTTCATACGCTGCCTACTTAGATATTTCGCATCCAGACATGATGCAGTTTCTTGAGATGCGGAAACCAACAGGCGACCAGAATGTTCGCTGTTTGAATCTTCATCACGGCATCAATATTCCTGACCGTTTTATGGAACTGATTGAGCGGTGCATGCAAGACACTGATGCAGACGATGGTTGGAACTTGACAGACCCCCACAACGGAGAGATACGCGAGACCGTATCAGCAAAGGAACTGTGGCAGAAGATACTTGAGTTGCGTATGGAAACAGGCGAACCCTATCTTCACTTCATTGACACAAGCAATCGTGCGATGCCTGAGTTTCAAAAGAAGTTGGGTCTAAGGATTCACCAGTCAAACCTTTGCTCTGAAATTATTCTTCCGACTAACAAAGAACGAACTGCTGTATGCTGTTTGTCTTCTGTCAACCTTGAACACTACGATGCGTGGAGTAAGAACCAACTGTTCCTCCGAGACATGACAGAGATGCTGGATAATGTTTTACAATTCTTTATTGACAATGCACCTGATGCCGTGTCCAGAGCAAGGTTCTCTGCACAACGTGAAAGGTCTATCGGCATTGGCGCACTGGGGTTTCACGCATACCTCCAGAAAAAATTTATGCCATTTGAATGTGCAATGGCAAAGGTATTGAACAACAGAATATTCTCTCACATAAAGACCAAGATAGATGAGGCGAACTTACAACTAGGAAGTGAGCGAGGCGAAGCACCCGATGCAGAAGGCACAGGGAAGAGATTTAGTCACACTATGGCAATCGCACCCAACGCATCCAGCAGCATCATCATGGGCAACACCTCGCCAAGCATTGAACCATATCGTGCCAATGCGTACAGGCAAGACACTCTCTCAGGTGCATTCCTGAACAAGAACAAATATCTTGTTGAGTTGATTGATAAGAAGATTGAACTCGGAGCGACCAAACTGGATGCAGATGAAATTTGGTCAAGCATCATTGCCAATGATGGTTCGGTTCAACATCTGCGTTGGTTGCAACCAGAAGAGAAGGATGTATTCAAAACTGCTATGGAGATTGACCAGCGTTGGATCATTGAGCATGCCGCAGACAGGCAACTCTATCTTGACCAGTCACAGTCGCTCAATGTTTTCTTCCGTCCTGACACCAACATAGTTTATCTGCACACGGTTCACTTCCTTGCATGGAAGCGCGGAGTCAAAACGATGTACTACTGTCGTTCTGAGAAACTGGGCAAGGCAGACAAAGTAAGTGCGCGTATCGAACGCCAAGTGATTAAAGAGATTGACCTCTCTGCTGTCATTGATGATTCAGAGTGCATTGCCTGCGAGGGCTAAGTAATAAGCAACCATTAAAACACACAACTAAAAGGAAAGTAGATGTCAACAAAACTTACAGAAACTCGTTCATGTTTCAAACCTTTTAATTATGCTTGGGCATACGATGCTTGGTTATCGCATGAACAGTCCCACTGGTTACACACTGAACTTTCAATGGCAGAAGATGTCAAAGATTGGCAGAGGAAACTCACCAACGAAGAGAAGGCATACCTGACTAACATCTTCCGTTTCTTTACTCAAGGAGACATTGATGTTGCGGGTGCGTATGTTGATAACTACTTGCCATACTTCAAACAACCTGAAGTGCGTATGATGCTTTGCGGATTTGCTGCAAGAGAAGCACTGCATGTTGCAGCATACTCGCACCTCATTGAAACTCTGGGAATGCCTGAGTCTACCTACAATGAGTTTCTTGAGTATGAAGCAATGCGCGAGAAGCACGAATATCTTTTAGAACTCTCAAGCAAGAATGGTTCGCGGGAATCTATCGCAACTAACATCGCAGCGTTCAGCGCATTCACAGAAGGCATGCAGTTGTTCTCGTCTTTCATTATGTTGCTAAACTTTCCGCGACACGGTAAGATGAAAAGTATGGGACAGATTGTAACTTGGTCTATCGTTGATGAGACCATGCATGCTGAGTCTATGATAAAACTTTTCCGCACATACATCGAAGAGAACATCGACCTATGGAACGATGACCTGAAGTCTGCCATCTATGCGGTGGCAGAAAAGATGGTGGCACTTGAAGACAAGTTCATCGACCTTGCATTTGCAATCGGACCGATGGAAGACCTAACACCAGAGCAAGTCAAAGAATACATTCGCTACATTGCTGACAGACGATTGATTAGTCTCGGCATGAAGGGGATATTTAAAGTCAAGAAGAACCCACTGCTCTGGGTTGAGGAAATGATAAACGCACCAATCCATACAAACTTCTTTGAAAATAAAAGCACTGACTATGCTCGCGGAGCATTGAGTGGTGACTGGAAGAACGTTTGGGGCGCAGCATAATGATAAAAGCAATTTATGAAGTTGAATGCGAAGTATGTGAAACAGAGGTCGAGGTCTTGGTCAGCGAACCAAACAATGAAGAACCTGCCTTCTGTCCAATGTGCGGGTCTCCAATAGAGGCTAAGTAATAGTATGACATGGCATTACAAGGGTGAAGTTTATGACCCATCCTATGAAGACGAACCAAAAGAGTATCAAGGTTTTGTCTATGTGATAACAGAGATTGACACGGGCATGAAGTACGTTGGGAAGAAGTTTTTTCACAAACCAAAAACCCTCCCAATCACCCTGAAGCGCAAGAGGCGCGTCAGGTCAATCGTGGAAAGTGACTGGCGTTCATACTATGGTAGTAACGTCATCATTCAACAGCGGATAGATGAGGGTCTCTCAGCGCAGTATTACAGAGAGATTCTACATTTTGGAAAGTCCAAAGGAGACCTCAGTTACTTGGAGGTCAAGGAACAAATGGACAGGGACGTTTTAATACGAGATGACTACTACAACGGAATTATTAATTGTAAGATTCATCGCAAGCATCTAAAAACGTGCTTGACTAAATAAAATTGAGGCAAGACA